CGAAGCGAAGCTAACTGAGATCAAAGCTGCTACTGCGCTTAAAGAGCAGCAGATCGCCGGAAAAGTATCGTGGGAAGCATCAGCAGTAGACCAAATGAAAGGCTCGTGGAAAGACGAACTCAGTTTAGTAGTCCTACTTTTTCCGGCCGTGCTCGTTTTCGTTCCTGGATGTCAAGAATATATCAAAAACGGCTTTATTGCTTTGCAAGAACTCCCGACGTATTATCAGCATTTATTATATATCGCAATTTCTGCATCATTTGGTATCAAGGGCGCAGGTCAAGCCGTTAAAATGTTCACTAAAAAATAGTCGTGAGGTCTTATGTACTTCATCATTACTGCAATGTTATTTTTCTCAGGCACGGATACTATAGTCTATACTCAGTATGATAAGGCAACTTTTGATAGTAATATAACCTGTCAAGAATTTTTGTTTCAGAATAAGGTAAAACTAACCTTAGATTTAATAGAAAATCATAATAAAGAGGGGAACATGAAGGGCTTTGAGTACTTCTGCGAATCGCGGTATTCAGTACAAGATCCTTTAGGACCGGAGGTATGATGTACGATTTATCAGGTTTTGGAGCATACTTTTTCTATTTAGCTATTTTCATATTGATCTATAATGGGGTAATATGAAATTATCAGAAGCAACAAATATCAGTATGCCA